CGGGCACATGCAACGTTGTGAACCATAAATTAAAGTGAATGTTCCCACCCTAACTACCCTATTAGGGGCCCTCACAAGCCCCCCACGCAGATGTTACGCGTGACCACCGATGTTATGGTGGATTTTCTTCTCAACTAACTAATAAGAGTGATCATACCAATTGTTGACATACTGTTTACTAGGCACGGGCACATCGTAAACGTCCCCGAGCCAACTCCAAAATTCAAAATAAGGGGTCTTGGCATATAACCTAGACATTCCGTCCAAGTAGTCGCCAAGATACTCATCCTTCATGTGAAGAAATCTGTTCAAATGTTTCCTCATATACAAGGGCTGTGGGCCCGAGTCTAAGAATTCATGACCAATAAACTCCATCCCCTCGCTGGCACTTTTAACCACTACCCCGTATTTCTCATACAAGGGAATCAATGCCTGACTCATCTTTTGTAGCGTGTCGTCTCCACAACACGCAGGATATGGATCAGGATCGACTCCCCCTTCTATACATACAAGGGCATGTAGCATCGCCTGAGCATGGGAGTTTGAGCTTATGGTGTTAACAGAACCAGATTTCATCAGTCCCGGCACGAGCTGCTCAAGCTCATATCCGTCTGTCGTGATGAATTTTGCACCAACACCGAATGCCAACTCATATTCTCTCGTAGCTAGTTGGAACCACTCCATCATCTTGAAACCTCGACCAGTCCTATATCTCAGTTGTAAATCCATCTGCATCAACCAATAAGTGTAAGTCCAGTCCCAAGCAGATTTGTCTAAACCCGTGTCATATCCCTGCTGTTTCCAACGGGCCAAATGACTCTTCCAAGCTCCTCCGTAAAGCACTATCCCCTGTTGAGAAGGGATTTCAGCGGCTTTGGTTATCTCTAGATCATTCATGTAATCAAAGAGCATATGCCACAAAACCTGATGTGCCAACGGAAAAGCCATAATTAGTCTCCATCTGCCTTCGACTGCCTTCGCTGCCTTGTGCGGTTCCTGTTTTATGAAAACTCTCATTATCAACTCAGATTCTCCCAAAATCGCTCTCTGCACGTCCATCCATAGTAGATCGACTTGCACAGGGTCAAACTGGAATCCGTCAAATCCTAGCCATTCTCCAATAGTTTGTTTTCGCTTACAATATGGGTAGCCAGGACTAGAAGAAAAATCTAGCCTCCTTAAAACAGTCTTAAACACCTCCTTACTCAAATAATTGTCGGGAAGTTTCCATCGCACAGGCGCATACCACTCTTCAGTTTTGTTCAAGACGCGTTCCTGTAGTTCTAAGTCCGGTATACATGCATTAGTCGCCAATCTGAAGTATTTATCAGCGTGGATCCGAAAAGATGTCAAATCGTCTGCGTTATGAGGCCATTGGAACTCCTCTAAGCAGTCTGAGACTGCGCCGAGAAGGCTTTTAATGCCGTTGACAGTTTCTGACGTTGTTTCCTCGAGAGCTTGTCCAGCCCGTCTGAGAGTTTCCATTCTGAGGGGGGGGATTGCTGGCCGACGAGGCTTTGCGAACCCTGGGCACTTTCCGGCAATCCGGAAACCCCAGGGCTCTGCTCGTTTCCCGCAGATTCACCCCTACTCTTCCCTTTCTTCTTTGAATGGTATCTATCCTCAAAATCAGAATATTCAGTATACTTGTCCAGCCAATCTTCTCCTAATGCTTCATAAATCGTGTCCGATTCGACAATGGCAAAGTCTCCACCCAATTGGAAACGATAAGAATCAAGTGATCCCCAGTTCTTGTCTATTTTCAACTTATTCCCTCTTTTGATCACTTGGTCAGTCAACCACTCCAATGAGTCTTCCGGCTTCGCCAACAGATAGTTCGCCGTGATATAAATCATTCGTGCCGCGATCCCGATATTCGGTCCGTCCGGCACTATACTTCCGCGCAAATGCATACCAACGATGTTGCCGTCTACCTGGTAAGGACAACCACTATATCCTGGAAGAGTTGTGCCGCGGTAATATGTCATGCCTACTTGTCCAATTTGCAAGGAAATGTCCCCTAAGGTGCCTTTCCCACCTGGTCCGGCAATTTTCGCAGACGCAGTCCGCTCTATCCTGCCGATTTTAGGTTTCTTGACTCCTAAATTTGGAAACAAATTTTCCTGCACTTTCATTACGTAGACATCGGTTATAATCTCCGCTATATTTTCCCTATCCAGTTTCATGCTTATGTCCGTTTTAGGCCCTCGTAGAACCACTTCGCCGCTTCCGCGTGCTTCCACTTCGTCCAACACATGGCATGGCACAACAAGGTAAGGTCCGGTAGTCAAATCCATTCTATATCCACCTCCCGATGTGATATATTCATCGCCGCTGTAAAAACCAATTAAGACTTGTCCAGTAGCCATAGGCATGGCCACCTCAGCGCTTCCCGCGAATCTGCTCTCCCTAGAGCCATGATTCGTCACTGCTGCTGGAGTGACCTGAACCTTAGTGCTGGGTCTTATCCCAACGGCTCTCTTCAACCTATACCATCCCTTAACCACTGCTACCCCTATGCCAACCGTTATGACGGTTGCACCTACTGTGCACGCTATCTTAGAAGAGGTACTCCCTCCTAAAGATGATGGTGTGATTAGAAAGTCCTTCCACGTTGGTGGAGTTTGTTGTTTCGCTGTAATTTTCGACAGCTCACTTATCAGTCCCAGAAAACAAGGCATGGTTCAATCTTCTTGCAAACTTGGTACTTTTTGTATG